TACTTACTGTTTCAGAGTTCATTGTAGAAAGATGAAACAGAATTGCTCTTGCTGCATCAATAGACGCCCGAGCTAGATTATTACTGTGCTTATCCAAAAAATATTGGTAAGAAGAAGCGTCTAGGATTGGAAAGCTTACGTCTGTATCTCCGATTTCAACCCGGAGCTTCTGAATGTCTGTTAATGCCATTTTGGCTCCTTTATTGTTTTAGTTCTATTGAAATTTACTCCTTGAATAAACTTTAATAGAAGGAGGCGAAGCCTCCGTTCTTTATTTGCCGTGACGTTCGGTGTAACCTGCGCCTTGTTGGTTCATTTTTGCAATTTCTTTTTCTCGGTAATTAATAGCATTGTAAAGGGCTGGTATTAATCCGTATTTATTTATAGAAAAATACTTATTACGTAACTTACCGTCTAAATCAATCCATGTTGCTAAGTATGCTTGCCTACCAGATGCGATAGTAATTCCATTGAAGCCCGTTGTATTGTTTTTACGAAGATTCCGTCCGGTATGAGATTTTGAACGCCTTGAATTTTCAGCATAGGTAATCATCTCTAGATTTTCAATCTTATTGTTGAAAGGATCATTATCTATATGATTTATTACATAACCTTTTGGAACATCTCCTTTTAGAAGTTTCCAAACTACCCTATGACAAGTAAATCTTTTGTTCGACTGACTTATGTACCAATACCTAGCTTTACTTCCAGCAAACTCTCCTACTTTGGTATTTACAGAGTTATAAAGCCAAACTAATCCACTCGGAGAACTCTCACTATAAGCAACGAAAGAAGAAATATCATCTGGAATGTGTTTAGGTGAAATATCTCCACGAATATTTATTACATTCGGATTATCCAGTATTACCCTTTTTTCTAAAACTAGAGACTTGTCTTCAGTTAAATTTTTGTATAGAATTTCAACAACAAAATCTTCTTTGGATACTAAATCTAACCAAGATTTAGACCTATTAGTTTTAGACCAAGCTCTTTTAGCCCTGCCCTTACCTACGTAAAAAATTTCACCGTTTATTTTTCGGTGTACGTATACATAAAAGTCATTTTTCATTTTATCCTCCCGAATAATTCCACTAAAGAACAATTGGCAGGACTGGTGGATAGTCAGTCTTTTCGCTCCGTCGAGCTAGCCATTGCTTAAAATCTAATTTTAACACAGAGTCCTGTAAAACACAAGCCTCTGTAGTAAACCCCCTCTTACGAGGGGTATTCATCTTACGACGAACTATACAAGCGCACCACGCCCTGGGGTCGTGTTACCAGATTGAGCATGTTCATCTCCGTCTGAATTACGATCTTTTCGTCCCGAGGATCATAGAACGTAAATGCGTACATGCTCTCGCCAACTGCATTCACAGAGCCGAACTTGCTTGCTGGGCTGTTGAAAGTCTTGAACATATCGGTAACGCCGATAGGCAGCATAAATGCTTCGTTAGCGGTAATAATGTCTTGACCTGCATACTTGCCGCGATACTCAATATATTCGACACCACCGTAGACGAATCTGCGATACAGGCCGGTACCTAGACGATTCCGCAGAGGTTCTTGTGTACTTTGGTAAAATTTAAAAGCGTCTTTTACAGTAGCATGAGAAATTAGCTTGCTAAAGAAACCACTAGAACACAGTGCAACCATATTAGTGACAACATCGCCAGTTTGGATGTTATCTTGAATATGACTGATGGACTCTTCGCTCTTTGCCAGGAGATCAGTAGTGGCAGTACCAAACACAAAGTCGATTTCCTTACGGACTACACCAAATTCAGTGTAGGCGTTTTGGGCAACTACAGTACCATTTGGGGCGTATACATCACCCGTGCAGATTGCCTTAGCGCGAGCAAACTCAAGAGTAGCTGCCTGGTTTTGAGCCAAACGAGCCAGCTTACGAGCAATCACAGCGTCAGTGGTATCAGGGTTGTCACTACCGTAGGACCGACGACCTTGTACATCTTCAGGGAACACCGCATCATCCACAGAGAAGTTAGGAATAGCGAAAGTGCGGATCGCACGAACATCGTCCTTGTTTACTTGGTTACGAGTGCCGCGCTTGGTGTCGCCAATCAGTGCCAGCGTACCATTCTGGCTCTCCACAGACACAGTGTGCTGAGTAACGCCCTCTCGTTGGAACAGACCGAGTTCATTGATTAGACCCCATTGGTTTTGAACAGAGATAATAGCTTCGGTTTGATCAATGACCTTAAACGGGTCTGCATAATCACGAATTGCCATGATTTATTTCCTTCTTATTATAGTTAATTTAGACAGTCGTGGATACTTGGATACCCTTAGCTTCCAGATCAGCGTAAAGCACGCCCAACTTGGTAGCATCATCATAGGTTGCGTCAACAACCAGAGCACCCTTAGATACTTCAGCAGGACCGCGATACATCACGAGAACATTAGTGTCGGTAGTGGCAGGAATCGTAATTGCTTCCACTACAATAGCAGCACCAACCTTAGAACCATCAGAAGCGGTTTCCTTGGCTACCTTGTACTTACCACCCACGGTAACTTGACCTAGAACAGTGCCAAGTGCCAGCGTTTGTGCTGCATCATTTACAGTTACTTGCTTGGTGCAGTAACCCTTTTCATGCCACAGTTCTTCCTTAACCAGATTGGAATACCGTTGGGCTTCAGTTGCGACGAGAGTCATATGTTTCTCCTATTATTCTTATTTACTTCTTAGCTTGTTGCGACTTGATGATTTCAAGAACGCCATTCTTCTTTGGGGCTTCATCAGCTTCAGCACTTACGCCTTGTTCTTGGAACAGTGCAGACTTTTCAATCAGTGCATTCATGCTCTTGAACACTTCAACCAGCGCATCAAAATCAGCCTGATCTTCCAGTGCTAGAGCAGCCTTCACAACCACAGCAGCTTGCTTTTCATCCTTGACTACAGCCTTGACAGCATCAGTCTTGGACTTTACAATTGCTTCTTTCTTTTCTTCTTCGTATTGCTTGACCTGTGCGAGAGCTTTTTCCAGTGCGATCTTCTGATCTTCCAGAGCCTTCTCTACTGCGGTCAGTGCAGACTTCTCCACCATTTCGGCTTCTTGGGTCATTTGCTTTCCTTTGTTTTTCTTAACTTGCTTAGAGGCAGATGCCTCAACTTTGGACTCAACTTTGGTTGAGGTATCGGCCTTAGAAGGTTGACCTTCTTTGTCCAATTCTGTTTTCAACGCCTTTTCAACCAAAGCTTGGTCTTGAAGTACATCGAGATAATCTTGTTCTGTTAGTTTTGAAAGAGCATCTGGGAGGTTCTTTGCTTCGTGAAGTGACTTAATAATTGTGAAAGATTGAAGTTTTTCTTCAATATAATTCTCATACCAATCGTCCGAATCTTCCTCTTCCTCAGGCTTAACATAGCCCAGCATACGGGCAAGTACTTCCGCATCTTCGTAATATAGCCCCATTACTTTTCGCAGGAATTCAGGCAGTTCGTAAGTAACTTGAATCTGCTGCATCTTTTGAATAAACTCAGGAGAATAGTTGTGACCCTTCATAATCAGAGCTTTATTCCAATTGTTGGCAGCGCCTTGAGACTTGCTACACAAGGCCAAGTGAGCGCCTTCGTGAGAAAATGAGATGTCGGATAATCGACGTTTTGCTTTTTGTGTCATACTACACTCCAACCTTTCACAGTATTTCGTTTCTTCCGTTTTTTACTAAATAGTCCTTTTAGAAGTGAACTTTTAATATTATATTTTTCACACAGACTTACACGGGTTCCGACATGAACTATCTCAGAAAGATTGTGAAAAAACACATAGACACTCTTATCAAACCTAGTTGCATTGCTTCCGGTTCGACTCTCCGAAAACTCTTTTCTTTTTTCAGGCGTCCACTTAGAAATAACCTTATCAACTACTTCTTTGGGTGCTTTCTTGCCCATGTGTGACAAAGACATTTTTTGCCTAACTTCATCGGAAACAGAAGTTCCTTGCCCACCAGTCGTCAAATTAACTAGCTTGTTAAGACTACTGAAATGCTGAATTAAATCCCGTTCAAGATCAAGAGATTCTTCATCTAGTAGATGGTCTTTATAAATCTCAACAGAATAGCCATGAGTGTCAACTACTTCTCTCCACTTACAGCTTCGACCTTGTACTGACCAAGCCCTCACTCCAGACCCCTTACCTACGTAAAAAACTTCTCCATTGTCGTTTCTTCGATGAAGATAAGTGTAGAAACGATTATGAATATTATTTTTACAAAGAGACTTGTAGTAGTCTTGTGTCATTTAATTTCCTCTACTTTTGCTAGTGCTCCAATGCTTACACCAGAGAATTCCCCAGCATCAGCAGCAGCCCACAGTTCATCATCGTTAAACTGAAGGTTGACAAGCCATGACCCAGCCTTTACAATTTCTTCACCTATTTGCATTTCTACAGGAGCGCAGTAAGATTCAGCAACAGAGAAACCATCGGTTTCAATCATATGGAACAAATTAGCTGCTACTGTGTGACTGCGGTTAAAATTATGGCAAGCCTTACGGACTTCGTGTGCATCGTAAATATCTCCATGAGCATCTACCGTATCAGGCTCAAGAACCACATACAGGGCTTGCTTTAGAACTTCGTCCTTTGCCTTAGCAATAGGGACTTTAATTTCTTTAGTCATCCATTTTCTTTCTTTTAATTCTAGACAACAGATAAATCAATTATATCATACTTTTGTAATAATTACAAGTGAATTATTGATTTATCTGTTTCTGTTTAATCACATACTTTCCATCCAAACCCGAAAGCAGTGAGTATATTCCCTCTCAGTGCAGCATTGATTGTTGCTTTAGCACTTTTCATGTTCTTAGCGTTGTGGTGCTCTACACAAAAATTAGATGCTTCAAGTACAGAATTGAAAGTCATACCGTCACTACGAATAACTTTTCGCTTTCTTGACTCATACTTGCACGATTTCATTTTTCTAATTTTCTCTTGCTTTTTGACAATGCGCAGTTCGGACTGTTTACTATAAAAATCTTTAGGATCAGAATCTACCCATCTGAAAACATGCCCTAAGTATGAATATGCCTTCAAATTTGCAACCCTGTTTATATGGTTGCTTTGCACATTCTTTCCATAAAGATTAGCCAAAAATTTACTACAATCCTTGCCGCTAAGAAAACATATGCTTTCATCCATAATAATCTTTCGACTCATAGATAACGCATACTGTTTACAGGCTGCACTATTTTTAGCAGACTCTTTCTGTTTAGCGATTGATTCTTTGGAAAGAACACTCCCTGACCGCCCTTCACCACCGTCTGTGAAGTTTGCAAGACAACCTGTGCGCAAATCAAGCCTGCCGTAAAAAGAAATTAATTCCCTTTCCAAGTCAAAACTCAAATCTTCGTCCAGATTGTCTTTTACAATCTCACAAACTACTCCATGCTTATTTGCAATCGTGTGCCAAAGTTTATTTCTGCCTGACCTCTGCCAACCTCTTCTCTCATTTCCCTTGCCAACGTAAAACACCTTGTTATCGGAAGCTCTTCGATGCACATAGACATAAAAATTCTGAGGTTCATAGTCAAATTGTTTTATAATTTCCATCTTACTCCTTAAAGTTTAAAGAGAAATTATACTACGACTAGGCGGCATTTTCAAGATTGTTTGATGTGGTATCTTGACCACTCACATTAGTTGCTGTCCCCTCACCAGGAGTAGTCATTCCGTCCCCTGAACGACTTGTCTCAGGGGTCAGCAAATCCTGTTGTGGAGGCAAATCCTCTGGAAGAGGATCGATCCCAATACCTTGACGCACAGCGTTGAGAACAGCACGATCTTTTTCAAGCAATCCGACAGAAGCAACACGTTGTAGGTATTTGCTCAGACTTTCAATATCGGTGTTATCCAGATTGTCAAAATCAAGTTTACCCATTCTATCCGTAGGCCACGAATTAATTTCATACGTTTGGCGGATAAGATCATTCTGAATGACTTCGGCAATGTTAGAAATCAACCGTTCGGCATAAGCACCGGAAAGACTATTCTTGATAGAACCTAGTGCAAAAGAGCCTGTAGTTGTAACACCTTGTAATAGGATATCTGCAAAAAGAGAGATAAAAATAAGGCCACGGTAATACTCCTTAATCTTATTCAGATCAAAGTTCTTCTTACCGTCAGATGAAAGTAGTTCAATCTTATAGAGAGGCTTACCTTGCTCATCATAGAGACTTGGTAAAATAATCCCCATCTGTTCACCTACTTGAAGATTACGAATTGCATTCTCAAAGTAAAGACGTTGCTCTTGATCGCCATCGGCGGAAAGCACTTGTGGAGGCAAGCTCAGAACTGGAATACCATTCAAGTCTTTAGCTACCCCAAGAGCCTCAAGTTCTTCAAGCTGCGTCAGGAATCTCCAAGCAAGATAGGCATCTCGCAAGGGTGACTTACCAAAAGGATCACCACGGTGCTTACCTGTTCGGAACAGCAAGAACTTGCTACGAGGAATATTGATCAGGTTAGCACGCTTGCTAAAACGATTGTAGGTATCATTAATGGCAGAAATATTCTGCTGTACACCAATCACATCGTTTCCATCATCAGAGAAAATGAACTTTGAAATACTTTCCTGAACACGAATAGGTATCTTCTTCCAACCAATAATACCATCATCGTATAGACTGCCGTTAGACTTGAATCGTTTACGATAGACTTTTTCATGAACGGAGAACCCAAAAATATTAGAACTAAGAACATCTCGAATGAATTCTGACCAAGGTTGTTCCATGTCAGTCATCATTTGGTTAATGATCTTTGCTTGGTTCTTTTCTTCTTCTGTTGGATTTTCAGGTGGCTTGTAAACCCAAGTAGCCTTAGAAATGATGTTTTCAAACAAAGTCAATGGGGCATTAACTGCTGAATGATAACTCATCTCACGGTAAGTATTAATGCTGTTAGGCCAGTTCAATTCGCGCTTCAATTCATCTTGAGTAACGCCACTATAGACCTTTAGGCCTAAACTAGCCATTTCACCAAATCTAAATCTTTCCGGTTGATCCAAAGGACTGACTGCCTTCGTAACTGTTTTCTTTCTTGCAGCCATAAAGCTCCCTATTTAATATTGAATGATGGTAGACTAAAAGAAGTCCTACCTTGACTATATGAATTTACGAAAGATGAAGAAGGTTGCCCACTCATTGAGAGATTTGGTAGTGTCATAATTGGAATATCTTTAGTCTGATTCAGTACCAAAACAGCATCAGATAGTGTATCACAAATATCATCGTGAAATCCGTTTCTAGTTCCAGAAAACACCTCCAGCTCTCCGAAGCAATCCTCAAGCCACTCTGCTCTGCAGAACCTTACTCTACCAGCCTCTGCCAATGAAGAGAAAGGTAAAAACCGTGTTAACTTGGACTTATTTGTTTTTACAAGTTTCACATAAAAACCCATCTCAGCTAGGCGTGCTTTCATTGAGTTTGCATATGCAACGCCTGCCGCTCCTGGGTCTACTGCCAACACTACGGTGACAGAAGGGCCATCTTCTTGAGCAGTTGCAATAATCAATTCTTCTACCTTGTGTGGCCTATCTCTTAAACTCTTAATGTCTTCTACAGTGTAAATACTGTTAGAATCTTTACTTACTAGACTACCACGAGTCCAATCAGGATCGGGTACGGCTGAGGAAGGTAGGGTTGAACTTTGATCCCAAACACGTACTTTTTTACGCGGTGTATCTGGAGGAAAGGGTAGAACTTCACACCACTCCCGTTTAAAATAACCCGCTTCTTCCTCTTTTGCAACCCAAGAGCCATCCAGATAAATTCTGCGGCGAATTGTAGGTAAAGCCTGCAAATTAGAGAGATAATTTGGGTCAGCCCGTAGCAAGGGTTCATTATCTGTAACGTGTGCTCGAATGGCTCTGAAACTTCTAGGCGTAATTTTGTGCCCGCCAGCCATCGGCAATGTGTCGCAATATACCAAAGCCTCTTCTTTAGTATCAAACCATACAGGCTTGTTATTTTGTAGAACAAACCAACGTTCAATGTTTGACTTTTCCTTCAGAGGAATTCCATACTCATCTAGATAAAAATCCTTAATCCAGTGATAAATACCGTGGTCAAATTTTGGATTGGTAGCCCAGAACATCTGGGGCATGTAGGAGACTTTTGCATTACGGAGTCGTCCGAGCAGAGGAATAATAAACTGATCAAACGGGAAGGTGACTGCTTCGTCAAAAAAGATAGCAGAGTATTGAGCGCCGAGGGCTTTATCCACATCGGACTGATGTTGTAGCGACTGGAACTTCAGAAAAGAATTAGTAGAGGGGATGTAAATTTCAAGTTCGTTTGAGCGCACCTTGCAGTCAGGAAACATTTTCCGAAAGATAGGTACAGCTTCTTGCCAAATACCCCCACCAGCCTTCATTTCCCCCATAGTACGACGAAAGCACACGATAGTAGAATTCTGCATAGCAGCAAACTTAACCATATTTAACACGATAGCAAACGTCTTACCTGCCCCCATGGCCCCGGCGTACAACGTGATTGCAGAAGTCGAACTTAGGAACTGCTCCTGCGGTACACTAGCTGGTGCGAGAACAACTTGTTCCTCATTACTCAAAATCTAATCTCCTGTTATTCTTCTTTTTCTTCGGGTTGTGGTAACATTTTCAAAGAGAAAAGTGGCCTATTATCCGGCTGCACATCCTCAACCTTAGTCTGTTCTTCCGGCAATTCATCCGCGCCAGAGGCTTGATACAATTTATCCACCGTCAAATGAAAGTACTTCAAATAAATCTCAGCAGCCTTCAACTTCGCAGCTTCACTTGCCTTTTCATTATTCAAAATCTTCAATGCTTCCTTCAAAGCAACTTGTGCTCCTGGCTTGAGTTTTCGAGCAAGGGTAAGCATTTCCTTATCCTTAGCTTCACGACGGGTCAAGGTTTTCTGGTCTTTCTTCAGAGGACGCCCCTTTACGTTAATGTCCTCATGTATTTGACCGCCATTCTCTGAGCGTTTCTTAAATACCATGCGTCTCTCCAAAACTAAAAGCCCGACTATGCGGGCTAAATGAAATATGTTCCGCTTACTATAATGCGGAGATGCTAGCGGCCCATTACAGACCCTTACCGGCGTTATCAATCCCGGCGCAACAGATTAACCAACACTGCTTACGACTACAGCTATAGCTTTTCGTACTACACGCAAAGAGAACGCTCTGTAACTTATCAGGAAAAGTTGGCAATAATCCTGTGAAGCATAACTTCTTTTACTTCGCTCTGAGTCACGAAGGACACCTGCCTGACGGCTTGCTCGTAATGTCAACGAGTCCTACGGTAGCGTAGATGATAGCTGATACGTACTTCCGCAGAGGTATCAGGCGTATTGGTTGCGGAGCCTGAATCGAACAGGATTTCAAGGTTATGAGCCTTGCGTAGTACCATTCTACTATACCGCGATATTGGTTCCGACTATAAACCAGTGAATTGTTCGCCATCTTAGTCAAAAAGTCTATTTTGTCCAAAATGGCTTACAGTTTTTATTCATTAAACTTCGGTAAAGTCTTAATAGAAAATTTCTACCATTTTTCTACGGTACTCTATTGCTAATTTATAAGCCACCATTAAACCTACCCTTGAAACAGAAAACTTCTTTATCTTTCGTTTTCCATTTTCATCCTCCCAACAACAGCAGGCATACGTCGTAAGTATATCCCCGTACTTGCCTTTTTTGGTTTGAATCTCCCAATACACCCCTTTTGCATTTCTACCAGTTGTACTTTTTCTCTTATTGTTGAGAGACTGTGTAACTTCCTCTAAATTTTCTATTCTGTTATCAAGAGAATTTGTATTTATATGGTTTATAGTCATGTCTCTACTACATTTGCCATGTATAAGAGCATAAATAATTCTATGGCAAGAATAACTAATACCAGAAATCTCTATGCGATAATAGTCATCTGTTCTACATCCGGCTTTCTTTCCTGCTTTATTTTTAGTACCTCTATCGTACTTCCAAACAAGACCGGTAGGAGATGATTCGTTATATTCAACTATCTCAAAAAACATCTCTCTTGTAAGTTCTCTAGACTCTTTAATGCAAGTGTGTTTATTAATTAAATTCCAATGCTTTGGTGGTTCATTTAAATACTTATTTTCTAAATTAACCGCTTCATCTTTTGTTAGTCTTTTCTCAATATATTCATGTGTAAAACCACCGGCTTGCTCCGCAACAGCTTTCCAATCTTTATACCGTCTTTTAGTGGATGCCCTGCTATAAGTACCTTGACCTAAGTAGAATACCTCGCCAGTATCTTTTCTCTTATGAATATATACACAAAATCTTCGATCAATCATTGTACAAGTTAGGTAATTTCCTACCTGTAGGATTAAGTAAATGCTCTACTTCCAAAGAATCCTCTTCATCAAAAAGAGGAACATCAGTAGTATAAGCGCAATCACTGCACTCATCACTTTGATTCCACTGATTCTTCTTGTAGTAAGACTGGCATGAACGACAAATAGCCATAGTGTTTGTTATTATTGTTATAGTTGAATAAGAAAAGAGGCAGAGCCGGTCTTGCGCATCTACAAGGGTAGGATTTCAGGTCCATCCACGATCCCGGAATTTCACGTATAGCCTCTTTGAAACAAGTCCCGGTTATGGTTCCGGGTCTGCCGTAGATGCCCAATTAGGCACGAACACAGACAGTTGTGCTTTACTCAGCGGTTCACTAGAAGGAGTGTTGAAGTGCTGTATGTCTGAGTTGAAAGGAGATTAAAGACTCAGTGAGCACATCAGGAGGTCAAAGAACTTGAGTAAAGCTTTATTATTCAGCTTGGAGTCTAACGTCCGTCCAAGGAGGGATTAGTTAGCCTTTGTTCCAAGCTTTACACTATTCATAATCTTGATTATAACATCAAAATACCGAAAAGTCTAGTCAATATTTGACTTAATTGTCAAATACACAAAACTTCGTTAGTATTTTACTGTACTTCAATTGCAATTTAAGCTGCTGTCGTCTTGCAACAACGATATCTTGAATAATTCTACTCTTCTCTATGCCATCCTCAAACCACTTCAAGATGTAGCTGAACTGATCTACAGCATGAGGAACTATATGAATCCCACCTGTAAGATTACGATGAGCTTCTTTGATTTGCCTGAAAACACTCCTAGACACAAGAGAAAGATTTTGGATTCTGTTGTCTTGTGGATCAAGATTCTTGTGAAGAACCTTCTGATCTTCTCTTGGTACTATAGAAAAAGCCAAGTAGTACGCAATGCGTTCTAGTTTATATTTTCTTGTTTTAGGCTTGGCTTTGGAATCAAAGATGACTACTATTCCATCTGAATCGGGTGTAAGAACCCTTTGAGATTTCTTAATAGTCACCTTACCAGTTTCAGGGTTGTACTCCAGAAGCTCTTTCAGTCGCTCTAGAGATTGTCTATTCATGTCTGAACTGGTTCCTTTTTCTTACGGGTGGGTTTCTTTGGTTGGGGTTCGGGTTCAGCGTACTTCTCTTCAAAGTAATCTACTCTC